GTTCCTTCGGAAAGAACAAGTCTGAAGCTCCGAATATGGAGAAATTCGATAGTGTTCTGGACTACATGAAAGCGGATCAGAACTACACGCTTGAACAGAAATTGAACGAGCAGAACCAGAAGCAGCAGCTTGACGCGCTGAAGCAGCAAAAAGACTTGGCTCTTGCCGAGCAAGCCAGAGTGATTGAACAGCAGGCTAATGAGTTGTCTCAATCAAACCCTGATTTCAAGAAAGTTATCTCTGAAAACAGGCATGTTTTCGGCGCGATGCCGGATCATATCAACGAAATTATGACTGAGCTGGATGATGGTCTTGCAGCAGCATATTCCCTTGCGAAAGAAGGGCGGCTGGCTTCGATTTATTCGATGCCGCCACAGCTTGCAGCAGCGCATCTTGTTCAGGCCGAAATACGCGGACAGCAGTATTTGCAGCAGGCCGCGCAACCCGTAAAACAAGCGCCAAAGCCTATCGGCCCTCTGAAAGGTAGCGGCAAACCCTCAACAAAATCGCTCGATCAGATGACACCTGAAGAGCATATGAAATGGCTACACAGTTAGGAGACTGAACCATGACACAAACTTTTAATACATTGAAAAACGCGCCGGGCGTTGTTGCCTCATTGACGGCAAAAATGCTCTCGGACAAAATGCAATTCTGCAAAACTATCGACAAAGCCGATGAAAGCGACTTTGACGGCAAAAACAACTATAAAGCAGGCGATACCATCTACGTTAATAAAAACGCCCGCTTTATTTCTGGAACCAACGCTGATATTACCTCCGCTCTTCAAGATGTTGTTGAGGAAAAGGTAGCTCTTACGCTTGACCAGCGCCGCGTTACGGGTATTGCCTTGACTTCTGCCGAAATCGCAACTGAAATCGGCCTGAAATCTTGGGCAAAGCGCATCCTTGATCCTGCTGTATCTGAAATGGCACAGAAGATTGAGTCTGCATTTCTTGAGAAGGCTTCGGACGCTGTTTATAACAGTGTAGGAACGGCAGGATCGACGGTTTTTGATATGGACACCATTCTTTCCGCTGGTCAAAAGATTGATGAGTTCGCTTGTCCTGATCTGGATAATCGTTACGTCCTTCTTAATCCTGCGGCGCAGCGTTCTGCGGTAAATGCAAACAAGGGGCTGTTCCAAAGCTCCGAGAAGATTCAGCAGCAGTACATTAAAGGCCGCATGGGTACGGCGATGGGGTTTGACTTCCTGTCAAACAACCTGCTGAACACGCATACGAACGGCAATGACGTTGTGTTTGAAGTCCGCACTACGGTAGCAGCGGAAGGGCAAGCAACGCTTGTTGTTGAAGCCCTTACGACGACGACAGGAACCGTTAAAAAGGGGACTGTGTTCACGATTGCTAGCGTCAACGCTGTTCATCCTATTACAAAGGTTGATCTTGGCTATTTGCAACAGTTTGTTGTGACGGCCGATGCAACAGCAGATGGAAGCGGTTATGCAACTTTGAGCGTATCTCCGGCAATGTACACTTCAGCATCCAATGGCCTGCAAAACATTACCGCGTTCCCAGTTGACGGCGCGGCTATTACTCCAGTTGGGGCGGCTTCGACAGCATATGTTCAAAACCTTGCGTATCACAAGGCGGCATTCCGTATGGTTTCCGTTCCGCTTGTCTTGCCTGATGGTACGGACATGGCAGCACAGAAAACGGTTGATGGTATTACAGTTCGCGTTATCCGCGACTATGATGTCCTGACTGATAAAATGATCATGCGTATTGACTTCCTTGGTGGTATCGCAGCGATCCGTCCGGAATGGGCTTGTCGTATCTACGCTTAATTAAATGGGGGTGGGGAAATCCTCACCCCCTCCTTTAACCAAATTGTGGAGAATTAAAATGTATAGACTGGCTACAATTGTGATTGCCGCATCTATTCTTTCAACGTCAGCTAATGCCGCTGGCTTTGATGATCGTGCAATCAATGTTTTCAACCAAACACAAGAGGATACCGCAAATATTGATACTAATTGCGTTATTAAGCTTTTTGATCTTGATGCAGACGATGACGGTACAGAGGATAATGCGGATGCAGACTCTTTTGGCGATGCCGATTTTATCAACTGTTTGCAAATCCGTAACGCGGGCATTTCGTCTCAAGTTCTTGGTGCGGCTGACCTGTCAACGGCTTACAGCGTAACGACATCGGACAATGATCGGTATCTTTATGTATCTGGGAATATGACGATTACGCTTCCTGATGGCGGGACGGCAACAAATACCCATGTTGGTGTTAAAATTGGCACGGCACCAACAGGTACAGATACTATCGTCATCAAGGTTCCTGCTGATGATAACTCCGTGTTTTACGGGGTTGTTGGTCAAAACAATATCGAGGATAGCATTATGTATGCCTCATCTCTGACGGGTGATGCTGATACGATTACGCTTTCATCTTCAAGCGTTCTAGCTGGTGACTGGCTTGATCTTGTACACGACGGCGACGGTGTATGGCATCTTTCTGGAGCTTTGAGATTTGCCAGCGCATTAAGCAGGGAATGGGAAGGCCAAGTACAATTCAGTTCCTCTGTTACAAGCACTGATTAACATTTTTTAAGGGAGAATTACTATGGCTAAAAATAAAGTTTTGCACGAGGGCGCACTATCCGCTGACACGCGCAAGATTATCAACGAAAACCTTGCCGATGTTTCGTTTTGTACGACTGAATTTGACGTTGACAGCGGTACTACAGGAACTACGCTTACTAATGTGACTGGTATGGTAACGGACACTTTAAAGCCCGGAACATACCATGTTTATATTCATCTTGATTGCCTTTCTACGGCGAATAGCGGGCTGAAAGTTGCCCTGAAATTCGGCGGCGCAAATAGTGCGTCTATGCTCTCCTCCCTTGCTCTTGTCTCAAGGGCGTATACGGCAACGGGGATCGGTGTTGCAAGGGCTGTCACGGCAACGGATGCCGCTAGCATTCAAGCCAGCACGGCGGCAATCATTAACTGCGTCATTGAGGGGAAGATTGTTGTTGCCGATGGCAAGGAAGGGACGTTGCAGCTCCAAGCCGCACAGAATGCCTCCCATGCTGACAACACGACTATCTATACAAGCTCATTCATGAAAATTACAGAGGTGGCCTAACATGATTAAATTGACAAAAAACGGTGCAGTAAAAATTCTTGACCCCGCAAGCAGCCTGATCCAGAGACTGAAAGTTGAAGGATGGGCTGTTGAAGGAGAAAAGCCGGTAGATGCCGATCTTGATGCTCTCAAAGCAGAGGCTGAAGCTCTTGGCCTGAAAGTGCATCATAAGGCTGGGGCTGACAAGCTCCGTGAATTGATCGCAGAAGCCAAGGCCGCAGAATGACAACAGCTCTGGGCATAATTACATCGGCCATGCGGAAAGCGGGAGTTCTGACAAAGAACGAAACGCCTAGTCCTGACGAGGCTTCTGATGGTCTTGAAATGCTGAACGATCTACTCGCCAGCATTTCAAATGACAGTCTTGTAGTTTATGCCCGGACGGTTGAAAGTTTCACTTTGTCCGGCGGGACGGCTTCATACACGATAGGATCGGGCGCAACATTCAATACGGTGCGCCCGATTAAGATTATATCGGCATATATAAGGTCTGGTAGCGTTGATTATCCAGTCAGGCCTATTAGTGACGAACAATATGCTACGATACAGCTTAAATCTACAGCGTCGTCGTATCCTGAATATCTGAATTACACAAATGCACACCCAACGGGAACGATTAATTTTTACCCCACGCCAGCCTCGGCTTATACGGTGTTTCTGGTAACTGAAAAACAGCTTTCAACGCTTACGCTTAATCAGACAGTTGACCTTCCTCCGGGATGGAAACGTATGCTGATTTACAATCTCGCTATTGAATTAGCTCCAGAATACGGAAATCCAATCCCGCAGGAAGTTTTTGAAATCGCCAAGCAAAGCAAAGGGGAAATTCGCTCTGCTGTCATGGCAGCAAAAAAGATGGAATGGAATACGGGGATAGGGGTTGATGGAAACATTTACAGCGGGTGGGATGATTGAAGATAGGTTTAGTAGGCCCCACATATGACCAAAGATCAGCGCCTTTTGACGCTCAAAGGTCTATCAATCTATATCCTGTAATGGATCAAATGGGCAAGGAAATTGCCGCGCTTTATTCTGTCCCTGGCAAATCTTTGTTTGCAACAGCAGGATCAGGTCCCGGAAGGGGTAGTTTTTCATCTCAAAACGGCCGTGCTTTTGTTGTTTCAGGCAATGCACTTTATGAGTTATCAAGCGCAGGCGTAGCCACAAGCAGGGGAACGCTTAATACATCATCTGGACACGTCACAATGGCGGAGAATAAAACGCAATTATTTATTTGTGATGGGGATGATGGATATACGCTCACATATTCAAGCAATGCCTTTGCGGTCGTATCGGATGTGGATTTTCCTTCCGCTGGAATGGTTGATTATATCGATGGTTATTTTGTTGTAAATTCCAATGACACTGGAAGATTTTACATTTCCGCATTGAACGACGGAACATCATGGGATGCTCTTGATTTTGCGACAGCAGAAAGCAGTCCTGATAACCTTGTCTCTGTAGTTAATGCAGTGGGGCAGCTATGGCTTTTTGGTTCTCACACGACAGAAATATGGACAAATACAGGTGATTCCTTCCCGTTCAGGCGTATTTCTGGTGCTAAACTTGAAGTCGGTATTTTGTCCCCGTTCAGCGCGATTGCTATTGACAATAGCGTTGTATGGGTGGGCAGCGATTCATATGGGAATGCTATCGTTTATAGAGCGCAGGGGTTCTCTCCGGTTCGCATATCTAATACGCCCATAGAAAGACGCCTACAGCAAGCAACCACCCCAGAAGAAATAACAGCCCACGCCTATCAGGAGGAGGGGAATACATTTTTAATTCTCACGGGCGGTGGTCTGGAAACATCTCTTGTGTATGACCTTACAACCCAGCAATGGCATGAAAGAGCTTATTTGAGCATAAGCGGTGATTTCGAGCTAGATAAAGCGTCATCATATATGTTTGCGTTCAGTAAAACTCTTGTGACTGACCGCAGAAACGGCAATGTTTATGAATTATCAATGGATTATTTCACGGATGGCGATGGGGATGAATTATGCCGCGAAAGAATTTACACACATCTTAGTGACGAAGGCCAAAGAATACGCTATAATGCACTAGAGATAGGTTTTGAAACGGGAGTTGGCCTTACGTCTGGGCAAGGCTCCGATCCTACTGTCTCCCTTGCGCTCAGTAAAGATGGCGCTCGTACTTGGATTGACTGCGGAACGGCCTCTATAGGGGCTAAAGGGCAGTACAGCACAAAAGTCGAGTTTCGCCGTTTGGGAATAGCTGAGCAAATGACATTCAAAATTAGAGTGACCGATCCAGTAAAAGTAGCAATCATAGGAAGCTATTTGCGATGACTATTGAGCCGCCACCTATCAGGGATGTTTTAACGGAAGAAGACGGAATGACCCGCATTCCGTGGGCTTTGTTTTTCTCTAATGTTTTTGAGGGCGATAGCGGCACAAGCTGGACGCCTACTTTTTCAGGATTGGGTTCGACAGGAGCGCCAACTATTACAGGGCGATATTATCGGATCAATCAAAGAACATGCTTGTTTTTTGTAACGATTACGCCAGCAACGGATACAAGCTCCGTAGCGGCCACAACGTACATTTCAAATTTCCCCCTTACATTCTCTATTGATAGCGTTTGCTTTGTATCCACGGGATCGGGTGCTGTTCAGGCCATAGGCGGGATAAGAGCGTCTGATGACAGGATTTATACACCTACATGGACAAACGTAACAACGCCTCTGACGGTTGTTGGTTTTGGTATTACTGATTAAGGAGATTAGATATGGCAACAGATGACATGATTAATCAGGCAATACAGGGACAGGTATTGCAGCAGGCTGAACAGGCAGGACGGGGCGGCGATACTGTAATCGCGCACATGACCATTGGGGAGGTTGTTATTCCAAGACCCCTGATGGAAGACCCGGAAGTAGCGCAAGCAATTCAAGCTATTTTTGACGCTTACGGCGAAAACATAGCAGAATTTACAGTGGGAACACCGGAAAACAAGATTAACCCTGAAACTGGACAGCCTGAATTTGGCTTTTTCAAATCAGTCAAAAAGGTTTTTAAAAAAATAGCGCCGATTGCGCTTCCTATTCTTGGCGCAATGATACCGGGGATCGGGCCTGTTCTTGGTGCTGCGCTGGGCGGCGCAGCAGGCGGGGCTATCGGTGGCGGCGGCATAAAGGGCGCGCTTACGGGTGCTGTTCTTGGCGGCGCTGGCGGGTATCTGTCCGCTGGAGCAGGAGGACTAGGCGGGATTCTCGGCAAGGCTCCGGGGACGTTCGGCCCTGCAACAGCGGCGCAGGTGGCAAGCGCTGGCGGCACAAATGCGGCGCTTGGTAGCTTGGCGCAAGGTTCTGGGATCCGTGGGATTTTAGGCGGCGGCGGTCTTTCGTCTCTAACGTCTGGCAGTGGTGGAAGCGGTCTTGGTTCTCTCGCAAGAATTGGCAGTTCGTTATATACCAATAAAACCGATAAAGATGCACAGGAAGAGGCAAGACAGGCGCTTCTTGCCAGCACGCAAAACGCTAGCGAGTTGGTGCAGCCATATGGACAAATTGGATTGCAGGCACAGCGGAAGCTTTCGGAAAACCTTGCGTCTGGATTTAACCCCGGAGACCTTACCTCCGATCCTGGCTATCAATTCCGCTTACAGCAAGGTCAAAACGCGCTTAATAAGCAATTAGCGACTTCCGGAATGCTTGAATCAGGTGAAGCGCTTAAAGCGGCGCAGCAATACGGGCAGGGAATGGCCGCGACAGAGTACGGAAACGCCTATGACAGATGGTTGCAACAAAATGCACAGCTTGGCGATCTGGGTTCGCAAGGCCTGAATGTAGCCGGAACACAAGGCACAATCGGCATGGAAGCAGGCGGCGTAAATGCACTGTATGCCGCGCAGGAAGCAGAGCGGAAAAACAAGATGATTGCTAATATATTAGCAGGGCTGGGCGCATGATAGGACAGATATTATCAGGGCAAGACCCACGGCTTATGCAGGCGCAGCAGGAAAGACCGCAAATGCAGATGCCACAAATTCCTCAAATGTCTATGATACAACAACCAGCGCAGCTTGATCCGTACGGGCAGCAAATGTCAGGAATAAAAGCGGCGTTGATGGGGAGGTTTTTAAATGGCAGTATTTGATTATGCGGCGCAAAAGTTAGGGCAGGGCTTAACGTCAATGCCGGATTATTTGAAGCTTGAGGAAGAATTTCAGGCCAAAAAACGCGCGGCATCACAACAGGAACAGACGAACGCTCTGGCCATGCAGAAGGCGCAAAAAGAATTAGAAAGCGGCATTGCTACAAATGATCCTTCCGCTGTAAGGGAATGGCAGTTTTACAGCCAGCTGCCGGGATCAGAGCAAGAGCGGTATCTTCAAATGAAGCGGGCGGATCAAATAATGAATCTTGGCGGAACAATGGCCGTTAGAAATCCACGCGGCGGAATACAGGAAGAATATTACGTTACGCCAAAAATAACTGAAACCCCTGAATATGGAGCCAAAGTAGTCGGGGCATCCCAAGACGCTAGAAATATAAGCGATCTGTTTTACAAAAAACAGGAAGAAGGCGAAAAAAAGGAAAAACAGGCAAATCAGGTGTTGTCAACGCTTGATGAGGCGGAAACTCTGTTACCGCTTGCGACTGGTAGCGCATTGGGAACCATCAGAGATATAGGAAAAGCAGCAGTTGGAATGTCTGACACTAAGACACAGGCCAATGAACAGCTAAAACTTTATTCCGGTTGGTTAGTTTCGAATGTCCCGCGAATGGAAGGCCCGCAGTCTAATTTTGACGTTCAAAATTACAAACAAATGGCCGCAGACCTTGGAAACACAATGAAGCCAATAGGCGATAGGTTAGCCGCACTGAAAGGGCTTCGCGCGCTTCAGGAGAAGTATTCTGATTTAAATCAGGAATACATGGGTGAAAATCCCCTTGAGGCCTCACGCCAAGCAATCCAGAACCGGAACGCCGAAGGAATACAAAACCCATACCAGACTTTACCGCCCACACAGGATCAGGTAACAATGGAATTTAAACTAAGGCAAAAAGGTTTCACGCCGGAACAAATTAACGAGTACATGAGGGCGAAAGGATACAAATAATGCCATTATCGCCGGAACAGATTGCACAAATGGACGCGGCGCTTTCCGGCCAGCCTTCGCTTACGCCTGAAATGATGGCGGAGATGGATTCAGCGCTTTCCTCTGTCGGGGAAAAGGTAGGAAAGGGCGGTGCCGGGAAAGCTTTTACATACGGCTTTAATCGTCTTATCCCTTTTGGCAATGAAATATCATCACAACTCGCAGCAACAGCGGTTGCGCCGTTCGTGCCTGAGACGCGGCAGGAACTTGTGGATCAGGCAAGGCAGCACACCGAAGAAACCATGCAAGCGCATCCTTTTTCTTCCGGTGCTGGAACTGTGGCAGGCATAGCAGCAACTCTTCCGGCTGTTTCAGCAAAAGCAATCACGGGTGCGGCAAGCACTGAAGGAATAAGAGGGGCAGTTAATGCAATACCAAAAGGATTATCCGCCATTGATCGTTTTGTTAGGAGTGGCAAGGCGGCGAAAGACGCAGGGATGCTTGCAAAGGCCGGAAGTCTTGCCTTACGATCAGCGAAAGGTGCAGCTGTGGCCGCTCCAAGTGCCGGTCTTTATGCGGCGGGGGAAGCTGCCCCCGGACAGCGCGGAGAAGCGTTTAAATCCGGTGCTGGGATGGGCGCTGGTGTGGGCGCTGCCTTGCCTGTGGCTGGCGCTGCGTTAGGGGCTGCTGCGGCGGGGACTGCCAGGGTATACAAAGGACTGAAAGCGCGGGACGTAGAAGCACTTGAAGCCGCTGGGCAGGCTATCAAGCAAAGATCATCCCTTGCATATCAGGCGATGCGCGATTCCGGTGCTACGTTTAAGCCCGGTGCGACAAATAAAATTATCCAGAATATGCAGCAACAGCTAACGGAAGACGGAATATTAAATTCAAGGCTGCATAAAAAAATCATCGATCTTTTTGAAGATTTCAAACAAGAGGCGTTAGACCAGAATATAACGCTTGAGGGTCTAGATCAGTGGCGGCAGCTTTTTGGACAGGTGGCCGGAGAGTTCACGGACAAAGTGAACGCCAGAAAAGCGCTGCTTTTGAAAAATTCACTCGATGACGCAATAAACGATCTTCCTGATGAATCGTTTTCAGTAGGCGGCCCGGAAGCATTGCAAGCGTTAAGAACGGCAAGGACGGAATGGGCGCGTCAATCAAAATTCAATCAGATTGCCGATATTATCGAGGGATCAGGCGGTGATGCAAACAAACTGAAAAGGGACTTGGAGCGCTTCCGGCTCAATCCTAAAAAAACCCGTGGATGGTCTAAAGATGAACTTGCTGCGTTAAAGTTTGCTTCAAGCCAGACGACCGGTGAAGGGGTTATGAAACTTGTTGGTAAATTCGGGTTTGATCTTGGCTCAGGTAGGGCTGTGGGGAATACGGCACTTCCTGTGCTTGGGGGAATAAGCACGGGGTTGGCTGCGGGTAGCATCGGGCCGGGAATGTTAATACCTGCGGTCGGCACGGCTGCAAGAGTTGGGCAGAAGATGCTTGCGCGGGGTAAGGCGGAAGAACTGTTGAATGTCATCGAACAAGGCGGCAACGTCTCTATGGATATGGTGAACGCATTACCGCCCGCAGAAAAAAACAAACTGCTATCTAGTATCATGCAAATGTCACCGTCTAAGGCTGCGCTAGCTGGGAAATTAAAACAATACATCAAAGACGAAAGCGGGAGTGTTGGACGGATAGATTTTGACAAAGGCTATGTAAAAGCTGCATCGGTTCCAAACAACCTAGTTAAAGAACTTGATTTTCTTAAAAAAACGGTTCTTGAAATTGAGGGACAAGGTAGATCGGCTCCATCAATGAGAAAATCAATTGATGAATTAGAAAATAAAATAGCAAAATTGCAGAAAGGTAGAATCGTTAAGTTTCCAAAAAAACTTAATAAAAAAGAAGGTGATTATAGTTCTGATTTGCAAAAGATAGCCGATGGAATTGAAATACAAAGCGGCGGCAAAATATCTGCTAGCGTTGAGGCTAGTCGTATGTCTGAAAGTACGTATCTTTCGCTTTCTAAGGAAAATGGGGACGGCATAAAAATTCGTATTTCAGAACATGAAGATAGATATGGTGGCAATGATTTTAATTTTAACCCAAATGATATTGATGGCATGTATAAGGTCATCAAGGACTTTTCCTTTAAAGAAAACAAAGGAACATGGAACCTCGCAGACCCTCGCATACAAATGGGAGCGGCTGGTGTGGCTGGTGGAACTGCGCTAATGTCCGGCAATGGCGAAAGACAAAAACAATAAGGAGTTATAATGGCAGTACTTTACACACCACATTTCATCCAGTTTTTCGATGATGACGGCGCACCTCTCGCAGGGGGCAAGCTGTATGCGTATGAAGCAGGAACGACAACTCCAAAGGATACATACACAACGGCAGCGGGTAGCATTGCAAACGCTAATCCTGTTATTCTGGATGCGGCTGGCCGCGCTACTGTATTTTTATCAGGATCATACAAATTTGTATTAAAAGATAGCGCGGATGTAGAGATTGAAACAACGGATAATATTAGCGCATTCGCGTCATCGATCTCTGGCGGTGTAAGCAATATCACGGCGGATTACACAGACACAGCCGTTGCGACTGGCGATAGTTTTGTATTTTCCGATGTTTCCGATTCCGGCAATACAAAGCGCGATACGATACAAGGGATAATGGATTTATATATCCTTGACGAAGATGCGATGACGTCGAATAGCGCCACGCAAGTTCCAAGCCAGCAAAGCGTTAAAGCGTATGTGGATAATAATGATATTGTAGTACAGCGCGTTTACGCCTCTATTGCGACAAGCACATCAAGCGCTGGGATACAGATACCTCTTGATGACACAATTC